ATACGCAGCTTGAAAACCAACTAGAGGCCTTACAAAATATAAGAGCAGTTCAAGAGGGCGATGTTGGGGCAAAGCAGTTGAGGGAATGGGATGAAGTAATAGCTAAAACAACATTCCAAGCGGAAGAACAAAGAAAAATAATACGTGATATAAATAATGAACTTACCATAGGTCATAAATATCGAATGATGGAGATAGCAGGATTAAGCGAAACTACTATTATACAGGAAAAGCTTAGAGATTTAGAAAGAGAGAAAATTGCGCTTCGTGAAAAAGGATTAAATGTTAGTGGAAAACAACTTGAGATTGACCAGTTACATCTAGAACAACAGGAGGAAACGAACAGGGAATGGGCATCAATAAGCGGTAGAATAGAGGGCGTAGTCTCATCTGGCATTAAAGGTCTTATAAGAGGTACTAAGGAATGGAAAGATGTCCTTGCTGATATAGGTGGAACTATACTTGATATTATAATTGAGAAACTTGTCCATGCTTTATTCACAGGGCAGGATTTAGGAAGTGTTTTTGGTAATATATTTGGTGCTATTGGTGGCGTTAGTGGGGGGGCTGGGGCAATAACATCATATACAACAACAGGCATGGGCAGCATAGCGAAAGCCGGAGTGGGTCTTTATCATAAAGGTGGAGTGATTAAAGACTTGATTGGTGGGTTGCCTAAATTTGCGGTAGGTGGCGAAGTGCCTATTATGGCTAAACCAGGTGAATTTGTTGTTCAGAATGGCCCCTCTCAAACACATAGAGGTATTCTAGAAGCAATAAACGCGGGAGCAGAACTAGGCGGTAAAACGGAAAACATAACTTATCAGATTTATGCAGCTGATGCACGTAGCTTTACACAACTTCTTTATCAGAATAAAGGAGCAGTGCATGGGATCGTTAGAGAAGCTCAAAGATATTCGATGCCAGGTTTTAGGAATAGGAGCGATTGATGGAAAAAGGACGTAAAGTATCTAAAGAATCTCGACAGAAAATGAGTCTTGCTAAAATAGGGAATAAATATTGTTTGGGTAGAAAAATATCCGAAAAGACTAGAAGAAAAATTAGTCTTGCCAATAAAGGCTATAAGCATACCGAAGAAGCTAAACAAAAATTAAGTAAGGCTCACAAGGGTAAAAAACTTTCTGAGGGAACGAAGAAAAAATTAAGCGAGTCTCATAAGGGCATGAAACCTACTGATGAAACTAGAAGGAAAATTAGTTTTGGATTAAAGGGCAAAAAACCTTGGAACAAGGGGTTAAAAGGGGTTATAACATATTCTAAAGAAAGAAACCTTGTAATAAGTCAAAAATTAAAAGGACATAAGAATTGGAATACAACAAAAGGATGGCATCATCCTAAGAAAATGATACAAAAATTATCAAAGATGGCTAAGGCACGCTGGAAAGATTCAAACTATGTTAAAAAACAGATGATGGCTAATAATGTAAAACCTAATAAATTAGAGATTAAATTCAAAAACCTACTTAATATCCTGCTTCCCAAAGAATACAAATTCGTTGGTGATGGTCAGTTTATCTTAGGTGGCAAATGTCCTGATTTTATGAATATTAATGGCCAGAAGAAACTTATTGAACTATATGGTGATTATTGGCATAAGGGACAGAATCCGCAGAAAAGGATAAATTATTTCAAGAAGTACGGTTTTAAGACTCTAATTATTTGGGAAAAAGAGTACAAAAATAATTTTGCTGCGGTTAAAGGTAAATTATTGGTTTTTAACCAAAGGAAGGTAGCATGACAACTTTTACGTGGATAGCTTATAATGTATATACGGAACAAGTTAATTTTAATACACTTTCATCTAAATTTGAAAATGGGGTTCCTCAACGTAGGGCTAAACGGGCCTATCCTGAAAGAGTATTTGTTCTGCAATTTGAAGCAGCAGATTGGGCTACAGAGGCTCAAGAGATACTTGATTTCTTTCTTGCGCGCTTAGGTGGGTATGAAGCTTTTTATTGGGTCAATCCTAATGATGATGTGACTTATCAAGTAACCTTTGCTGAGGATATGTTGAATTTATCCAGAGTTGCTTATCAGATTTTTGATCTTAAACAGATACGGCTTATTGAAAATAAAGTATAGGTGCCTAAATGCGTGATCTAAACGCTACTTTTATAACGGAAAAAAATAAACAAGAAAACAAACCTCTATTCTTGTATACCATCTATGACTACGATGGTAGCGACACAAACCTTTATTTTTGCGAATACGATACGAATGTAACCTTTGATAGCCAAGAATATACAAAATTCCCCATAACGCATGAAAGTATAGGAGAGAACACAAAGGGCCAGATAGATGCGGTAAGAATTATGCTTTCTAATATATCCAGGCTTATCCAAGCATATTTAGAAAATAACGATTTCAGAGGAAAGAAAGTAAGAATATTGACTGTATGGGCTGATCATCTAGATGATGCTGATGCTTATACCGAGGATATTTTCTATATAGACAGTTATTCAGCAGATCAGGATAATGTTGTTTTTACAGTAACAAGTAAATTCGATGTGCTAGGTGTTGAAATCCCTGCCCGCAAATATTCAAGAAATTACTGTGGATGGAAATTTAAGTCTACGGAGTGCGGTTATTTACAGGACGAAACAGAGTGCAACAAGACGTTAGCAAGATGCAGAGTGCTAAACAATGAAACAAGGTATGGCGGGTTCCCATCTGTTCCGTCAAAACCAATATATGTACCTTAAAAAGGAAGATATGCTAACAGAAAAACAAATTGTTTCAAAATATTTAGGAGTTCCGTATTTACACCACGGAAGAGATTTAACTGGAGGCGATTGTTGGTCGCTTATAATTTTAATAAATAAAGACAGAGGCATAGAAATATTAGACCTTGAAAATTATGAACAGGATTGGGCGAAGAAAGGTAAGAATCATTTTATTGATAATTACTATAAAAATTGGGAAATAGTTACGCCGCCTAAATTTTTAGATGTGTTATTGTTCAAGAATCACTTAGGAGTAGTTTCTCACGCAGGAGCCTATTTAAGTGATGGAAAATTTATTCATACGCATAGCAAAGTAGGAACAATAATAAGTAGATTAACAGCCAGATGGGAACAGAGGCTTGATGGAATATATAGGTACAAAGAATGATTACTGTTAAATTAATTCCTAATATACTCAAGAAAGAAAGGCGAGAGGAAAAAACACTCCCTTATTCTCGGCAAAAATTTGTCAAGGATTATATAAAAGAAGTAGGTTTTTCCACAAAAGACCTCAAAGTAATAGTTTCCGGCAAAAAAATAACAAACTTAAACTGTGTACTTGATAACGGCGATGAGATTATAATTACTCCTGAAGTAAAGTTTGTTGCAATAGGAAGTGCGATGATTGCTTCAGGAGCAACGTTATCAGCAGCCACAATGACTGCTTTGACTATTTTAGATGTTATATTAGCGCTTGCTTCTGTAGGGTATTCTATTTATTCTGCTATTATGGGCAGAAGAAAACCATCGTTTAATACTGTTGGTAAGGGGATAGATGAAAGCTCTCCTACCTATGGTTGGGATGGAATAAGGACGGTCCAGGAGATTGGTATTCCTGTTCCTGTTTTATATGGGCAGCACAAGATAGGCGGAAATGTTTTAAATGCTTACATAAGAACCGATGGGAATAAAAATTATCTTAATGTTCTTTTAGGGTTATGCGAAGGCGAAATCCATAGCATAGACACAATTAAGGTAAACGATAACCCATCAGAAAACTTTGACGGAATAACCACAGATAAGCGATATGGAATAAACAGTCCATCTCTAATAACAAATTTTGAAGATGCGCATAATATGTATGACGTTAATGTTACGCTTACAAAAGATAACGCGCATGTTTACACAACAATAGATAGTGATGTCGAAGCTTTTGAAATACACCTGCAATTGCCTGGTGGCTTATATAAACAAGATGCTACTACTGGGACAGTCCAATCATGGGGCGTAACGTATAAAGTAGAATATAAATTACACGCAGATCCTGGCTATACAGATTTAGGTTCAACTACCATTACTGATAAGACGCGCTCTACGATAAGAAGGGTATATAGGAAAGATGAC